GGGAAGACTTAGAACACTTCGAGAAGGAAGATAATACTACAGGTTCGCAAGAACTGGCGTGTGTCGGAGGCGCGTGTGAAATAGCATAGGTAAAACTAAGGGGGCGCAATGCCCCCTTTTGTTATTCATCATCTCTTAAAACTGCACCTGTCAGTAATCCACCCGTACCTAAAGTCCCTCCTAGCTTCAATTTAGCGTTCCTAGCCCTAGCCCTGTCAGCCGCAGTAACGGCAGGTTTATAAGTACTTAAAGCCCTTAGAGTGTAATTCAAGTCGCTCTCATCTTTTAAAGGCTTAATCCCCGTTAGTTTTTCTGTGTCAGACAAAGCCTCATTAACATTTGCTTGTGTTGCTCTACTTTTTATGTCTGACTTTTTGTAACCACCTTTAGGTTTAATAGACGAAACAATTATAGGCTCTGCTGTTATCAGCCCTTTACCACCTACAGGGTTTACACCCATAATGTCGTGACCATCGCTTATCATAGTGTACATCTTTTCAGAATTAGGGTCAACAACAACAAAAGCGTTCATACCTCCCAGTTCTTTCTGTCTCGATGTAAACGCTTGCTGTGATACAACATAACCGTCTGGTTGTTTTATGTCGCCTACGTTACGAGAACTGACCACGTTGCCTGCTTCGTCTCTTACTTGAGCAAATTTAATTATACGTTTATTAAGCAAACTATTGAAAGTGTCGAGAGCTTTCTTTTGCTGTTTATCCTTGCTAGTAAAAGGCTTACCTGCGGCTTGCTTTGCTCTTGCCGCTAAGACTTTAGATACGATTTGAGCAGGTTGACCCGTTACTCCCGCTTGCTGTAGCAGTCTTATGTTGGTATTGTCTAAAGTAGAGGAAATCTGCATATACTCTACCATGTCTTTCCCTGATAGATTTTCTACAGGTTCTAGCTTGTTAGCCTTCCTGTAGTTATTAATCAGTTTTAAATAATCTTCTTTAGAGTTACCGCGCATCATACGAACAATGGTAGACCCCGCACTAGCATCGCCTACAGATTCTATAAACCCTTCGTTGCTTTTGTTGTGTGGGTCTTTTATTTGTACGTCATATTGTGTCTTACTGCCGCTCTTGACATGTGGTCCTTTAGTCAAATGGTTTGTCGCTCTTTGTACAATAGACTCAGGCACTTCTTCAGCGTTTGTTCTTCTAAAACCACTGCCTATGCCCGATGCTATTCTCGCTGTGTCTTCAAGAGGTATCTGGCTATCTAAATAAGTAAGCCCAATTACACTTCTTTCTACAGCGTTATCAGCGTCAGGGGTCACTTGTCGATTTATACTAGCCCCTGTCAACTCAGCGTCTTTTCCTTCTGTTGGTATTAAACCCTCCTCTAGTTTCTTTTTAGACATTCCCGTTTCTCTTCTACGGGCAACCTCTATAGGGTCAATACTTTCTTTAATAGCAGGGACAAAAGAACCACCAAACTCTTTAAGAAAATTAAACTTACCTTTAATAGGATTAGTATAAAATTCTGGAATTAACGTAGGGGTATTCATTGCTGTCTTATTTAGTAAACTACCAACACTTTTAGTTAGAGGGCGTATAGCCGCCCCTGCAAAAGGAATAGCCCCTGCCGCAGACAACATACCCATGCCAGTCCTGCCCTGCTCAAAGTAGTCTTTAGCCTCTTTAGCCGCTATAATTTCACCACTGATAGGAAGAAAACTGGCTACGTTATATGAGGCATCTAGTTGTTTCTGTCGTTCTTCTTCGGGGGTCAATTGTACTCTCGGACCACCTCTAGTTCTTTCTCTGGCAAGTTTGTCATAAGGACTTGTAGTATCTAAAGCATCACTCATCTTCGTCTGCTCCTTCAGGTGCTGTAGGTAGTTTCATTGCCTCCACAAGAACAACACGGTCAGCTTGTATAGCCTTACGCATCTCTTTGCTCAGTTTACTACTTAACACTTTATCAGTTTCTCTTAATAAAGCCGAAAGAACCTTTCTGTTTGAAGGGCTAATAGACCCTCTATATATCATATATCCTATTGTCCCTGCTGTTGCTCCTGTTGCTAAAGCAGGAAGCAAACCCGCGAACCCAGCACCACCAAGAATAGATGCACCTAAACCAACAGTAGCTACTTTACCTAACAAAGTTTTAGGAGGTGTAGTCCCTGTCGCTATGTAAAAGTTATCAACCAAACGACCTAGTTTTGTATCAGCCTCTTGTGCGGCTTTAGGTAATATTCTATCACTAGCGCGTAGTAACAAGTGTTGTTTACGTAGTTTATCTAACACAGCAGTCTCAGGTACAGCATCAGCTACTTTTTCGTTTAGGAAGTCACGTACAGCGCGTTGTGCTACTGTATATGCGTTCTCGTTGCCGTCAAAGCTACCTTTGCCTTGTTGTTTAGCCCACTTGTCTAAGTCTCTACGTACTTGCATAAGCTGTGCAGGAGAACCATCAGACTTGGCTAACAGCTGTTGTGCTTTGTTGAATATCTTTTTAGCTACTGCTGAGGCATCACCAACAAGTACAGGGTTAGTTTCCTGTAGGTCGTCTACAATTCCTTCTAACTCAGTGTTTAATTCTTTCTTATTTAACTTGACTTTAGATTTACCTAGCTCTTTGACCAAAGAGTTGTGGACTTTGTTTATCTCAGTATCCAGTATAACTCTGTTGCCTACCAAACTATTATCAGCACTAACAGGTATACGTTTTAAAATGTTTACCATTTCTTGTTCTTCGTCAGTAGGGTTGTAAACATTACGACCTTTATCATTTTGAGTCATACGTTTAGCACGGGCTTCGTCATTAGCTTTAGTAGATATAGGAGTAATTAATGTGTATAAGTAATCCTTACGCTGTCCTGTTTCTAACTCTCTGGCTTTGTCAAGTTGTTTGTCAGCCTGTGTACGGAACATAGTTTTATCTGGAATAGGCTTACGCTTAAACGGAGGAGCAAATATTTCAGCTACGTTGACAATACTTTCCACACCCATAGCATCATTAGGGTTTTCTGACTTCCACTGTAGATAGGACTGGTAGCCTTCGCCAATTGCTTCTAGCGCATTCTGGACAGTAGGTATTTCACCTAGCTTTTTAACTGTGTCAGTAACACCGTCAACAACTTTCTTTTCTACACTGTCAGGTATAAACTTGCTAATTTCTCTAGCCGAAAGGCTTATACCTGTCCCTACCAAATCAAGACCAGTACCTAGCATACCTCTACCACTTAACGCACTGTAAATACCACGCTCTCTATTGGACAACGTACCTGCTTCTTCCTTCTGTTTTAACTCTTCTAAAAACACAGGTAAGTCATCTACTGTTTTACCTGCGTCCGCTAGTACTTTTCTGTAAGACTCTTCGGAAACAAACTCTTCGGGCTGATAGCCTTGAGACTTATCAAACTCCTCAAGCATACCAGTGATTTCGTTAACCGCCTGACTTGCCTTTGTAATATCCTCTGGTGAAGCATTAGGCATTTGTGCCGCTTGGTCAGCCATTTCTAAAGCGTCAAGCAATTCATCTTTTGTATAATTTTGAATTTGCATTATAACTTCCTATTGCGGTGGTTGAGTTCTTCTGTCTCTTGCTTGCTCTAAATAAGTTTGAGCCGCTTGTGTCGGTACATAGCCTGTAACTGAAGGCTCTGGCATAGGCACAAAGAACGTATCTAGCAGGGCAGAGTCTTGGTCTTCACCAACATACTGCTTCATTACTTCTAAACGTGAGTTACTCTTAGCAATAGTAGCCCTAGCAACTTGTTCTTCGATACGCATAATACGTGATAAAGTTTCTTTATTAAGCGTAATTTGTTGACCTGCTACTTCCTTCATAAACTGAACATCTTTATCCGAGATACCAGTACCCGCACCAACGTCTCCTGAGCCTAACAACGCAAGGACTTGCTTGCCTCGTTCAGCCATGAATGTTTGAGTAGCTATTAAATCATCTTCAATGCCTTTTGGTACAAGACCTAACTGAACACCAATACTAGCCATCCCCAATAAGAAGTTAGCACCTGCTCCAGTAATAATACCTTCCTCCATCAACGAACGAGAGTTAGCATTGATTTCTAATACTTTTTGCGCTCCAAGTGCTTTTTCATTAGCGGCTAAAAAGTTCTCTGTAGCCTTGTCTTTTAGCTTACTGGATATTCTATCAGCATCAGTAATTGTTTTAGTCAGCTGTGCGGCTTGTCTCAAATCTAATTCAGAAGGATTAACCCACTTATTTTTATCTTTGTCATATACTTTACCTGACTCATTTACACGAAAAGGTTTTGCTTTACCAGTAGAATCTGTGTATACTTTAAGGGTTGCTTTTTCACCTGATATTACTTTAAGGAACTCTTCGTTGCTTAAGGAATCATAGTCGCCTTTTCCTATAGCTTTAAGCACGGGCGCACCTACGTCACGGCTACGGGCTATTGCTATTTTACCTTTACGCCCTTGTGTGCTGACAATATCTTTTTCTTGAGCATTACGTATATCTTCAGCGGCTTTGTCTAAACTACCACCATCTGTTAAAAGCGTTGCAGTCTGGTTTAAACCTAGTTCAGTAGCCTGTGTGATTAAACTTTCTCTTCTTAAATCATTAGCTTTAGCAAGAGTCTGTTTTTGTAAATCAGCCGCAAGTGTCCCTGCTAGTCCAGTCTGACCGCTTGCTTGTAGTGTACCTATAAGACCTCGCTGTCTTTCAGGAGTCAGATTCTTAAAGTTTTTTATGTCACCCGCTAATCTTTGTTGGGGAGTACGTGAGTCTCCTGTTTTCATTCCTGCAATACCCGAACCAAACAAACTGCCCATTTCTTGAGCGCTTTTAGACATACGTTCAGCGTAGCCGCCACTAGGAATGCCTGTTAACAATCCCGCTATATCTCTGTTTCTAGCCATTAGTATTAGTCCTTATTAGTTAAAATCATAATCTCGTGCGACAGCTTCCTCATCATCAGATGAGAAAAACTCACCGACTGACTCAAATATGCTCTCTCCTGCATCATATAGTGTATCCCCTAGATTGAAGCCACCCTCTGTACCTGAGGGAGCAAACAGAGCATCGAACATACCTTTTATTTGTTTTTGTCTCATTTCACCTATAATCTGTTGTGCGGCTATTTGACTTTCTAAACCTGTTTGACCTAACTGACTAAACAGCTCTGCTCCTGCTGTTTGTCCTGTTAAAGGTAGTTTAGCTAAGTCAACCCCATATCCTAATGCCGCTAGTGCCTGTTGCTGTGGTACGTAACCTTGAGTCATCATACCAGTACCTAGCTGTAGAGCCTGTTGTTGTTCAGCCATAGCTTGTTGACGAGCCGATAGGTTTGCTTTAGCCATAGCCTCTTGTCTGGCAGTCTCTAGTGCTAATAACTCTGGAGAAGCACCACCGTATGCTGATGAACTTAATCCCATACGTCCTTGAGCCATCATACGCTCTTCTAATGCTAAACGCTGACGCTCTTCTTCAGGAATTTGAGTAGCTCTAATTTGGTCATACAAATCAGTTTGTACTGTACTGGGGTCTGTTTTTACCTGACTAAACAAAGACTCTGCTTGGGTTAACAGAGCATCCTGAAGAGACTTTTGCTCAGGATTCATATTTAAAGCATAGCCGCCCGTAGCGTCTGTGCTGATGTTTCCTAATCCAGTAGTTACTGTGAAAGGCGAAAACTCAGCCATGCCCGATGCTTTTGTCCCCAGTGTCTCAGACTTTGCAATAGCATCAGTACCTATTTGTCCTACATCCTTAATAGCAGAGTCAAACATCTCTTTAGCCGCAACAGCCTGTAAGCCCCCTGAAAATATATTTTCTAAACTCATTATTTATTCTCCAGTTCTGCTACACGACTACGTAGCGATTGTACTTCTTTAATTAGCATAGGTATTAAGTCTCCAGTAGCAATACCTAGTGTATCCTCTTCATTCTCAGGAACGCTTACCGCTTCAGGGTATACCTCTGCTAATTCCTGAGCAATCATACCATAGCTTTGATGTTTGCCACTTTCAATCCAGTCAAACTTCCTAACCTGTATAGCATCTATTGTACTACCTGCATCATCTGCATCTGCAATGTTTTCCTTTAGGCGTTGGTCTGATGAAACATCAGGTTGGTTTGATAAATAAACTCCAGACCACCTAGCCGAACTAGTGCCTAGACTTATAGCATTATAATTTGCTGCAATAGGGCGAGCAAAAGTCCCACTTCCTCCAGTTGATACAAAAGACTCGCTACAAGGACTAAAATTACTTGTATGAAATTTAACACCTTTTCTGTTAGTTTCGTTATATAAAGCAATAGCACCCTCACCGTCTGCTCTTATGCTTGTGGTTTTGATATACCCACTTCCTCCAAGCTTAAGCGCGGCTACTAACACTCCGTCTTCGTAGACAGTACCCCCTATAGTGGTTTGCGTATCTAATTGACAAGCTAAACTTGCTTTGCTTTGGACATCCGCTGTGGCTATAAAGTTACCATGTGAGGAAGAGTTTTGACTTGAAAGTTGGACATTAGGCGGAGTGTGACCAAGCACATGAATAGGTTTAGTTGAAAAAGTATAAGAAGGTCTTAACTCAAAGTTATTAATCTCAGTGACCTGACCACCAGAATCTATTTGCGCTATTAAAGTAAGTATACCTCCAGTCTTGTTTGTACCATAATGTACGTCATTATGAGTGGCTGTTATTTTTACTGGAGTTTCGTCATTAGTCGTGTCTTTAAACGCAATAACATTAGGTTTTCCTTCGAGACTGTTAAAACGCATTGATACGCCATTATTTGCAACCATGTCAAGTGTTGCCGTAGGGTTGTTTGTGCCGATACCGATACGACCCTTACCACCAAAGTCGTTTAGGTCCGATAAAAATACTGCATCTGTGTCTAAACTAATATCACCAGTAAATGCCGCACCCGATAAGTTTGCCTTACCAGAAATATCTACTGTAACGTCACCCCAAGCAACAGCACCGCTTCCGTTGGTCAACAAAGCCTGACCCGCTGTACCATCAGTAGCAGGAAGCGTAAAGCCGCCTGTGGCTAAAGTTCCAGTGGTTGACACATTACCAGTAAAACTAGCACCTGATAAATCTGCTTTGCCTGTAATGTCTACTGTAACGTCACTCCAAGCAACCGCACCGCTTCCATCGGTTAGTAAAGCCTGACCGTTTGTACCGTCAGTAGCAGGAAGCGTAAAGCCGCCTGTAGCTAAAGTTCCAGTAGTTGATACGTTACCAGTAAAACTAGCACCAGTAAGCATAGCCGCTCCTGCGGTAGTTACATTAGCTGTATCAGTTACATCAGCACTTGCTTCAATAGCGTTTAGTTTGCTTTGGTCAGCATCAGTGAATGCGTTGGTGTTTGAATTGTTTTCATAAGCTGTTTTAATTTCTGCATCTGTCTGGTCAGCGGTTGCACTGGTTTCGATAGTATCTAATTTATTACCATCAGCTAAAACATCTCGACCGTCTACAGTACCGTTTACAACAATGTTCCCACCAAAGGTAGCATCAGATGTAAATGAAGGTGCATTGACTTCAGCTTTAGTTGCAATAGAACTAGCTATATTATTAAACTCAATTGTAAATTCAGAGCCTCTGACTACCTTAGCCGCATTTCCTGAGGGAAGAGTGTCCTTTGCTCCAAAGTTTGTTAGTGGTGTATAATTACTCATTAAATCAATCTCCCTAGAAGAGCGTGTATGTCTATTTGTTGTATTGAATAAGGTGAGCCATTAATTGTAGACTCAATGCCTATGGTTACTACTGCGCCACTGCCGTTAGTGTTAATTTTTGGACGTTGTATATCAGTACCTACTGTATACTGGCTTAAACTATATTCAGAAATACCGAACAAAGCCTTTATGCTGTTTACTTTTGAACTAGAAAATATTTTTTTGTTAAAATCGTTTGTGTAGTCATAACCCCACACTAGTGTTGTATTTGATTCTACACTACCTATTATCGTTATATTAAACTTTTTAAGAAACTTAAGGTTAGCAGAGTTACCGAAGTTTAGTGGGTTACTATAGTACAATAACAAATATTCACTACCATCGTCCGTGTAACCTCCATATTTAAAGATACCATTTTTCCTACCAAAGTAAATACTACCGTCCTGTAGTACTGTCATGCTGTGTGGCTCAACAGTTGACCAAGTGGTTACTCGATTAGAACCATCGGGTAAACTTGTTCGCATATCAAAGCAATAAATTGTCTGACTATCTGGTAAAGACAACAAGTAAAAGGCTTCATCTGCACTATACAAAGACTTGATAGGATTAGACTGTAGTTTTACTTCTTGGGTTAACTCAGTACGTACGTTTTTACTGATGTCACGCATGGGCATTGATTTTTCTTGTATAGTACGACTAAAGCTACGTAAACCGTCTTCAGACAGGAATATAATGTCAGTACCTGTGTGCTGTACCGAGTCTCTAGAAATACACCCTACGCCCTCTACAGTGTCCGCTAGTTTAAAGGTAACTGATGCGGCATTAGGAAACTCAGCACCCTCATAAACAATAATAGAACGTCTACCAAAGATAATAAGAAAACCATTATGTGCCGCTAGTGCCACAACTTCGTCATTGCCTGTGGGGAACACGTTACTTAAATCTAACGAACCTGCTCCAGAACCATGCCAATCGTCATAGACAAGCAAACTACTCCAGTATATTTTAGTTAACTCATCCTCCACACCTGTAGACCACAACCGACCATAAGCGGCTATGACCTCATTACCGAAAGGTGCGTCATGTCCACCATCTTCTATTTTAATTAACGTAGTGCTTCCTGCTATAGAAGCAAG